CGGGACCTGGTGATTACATTGCATTCAACAATGAGGACAGTGTATATCACGTATCAGCAGTCTACCCCGATAGCTGGTTTAAGGTTAGTGAAGAAGTTCCTTGTTTCAAACTGCCATTTGAGACACGTTTTGTAGAGAAGTATAACCTTCTTGATGATTTTGATATCGCAATGAAGAAACTCGATGCTTATGCAAAGAGTATTAATTGCCCTCTCGACAAAGGTTATGATTACAAATGGTTTGGTATGCCGGTACGTGTATACCAGAACTTCATTCAGATTGGTATGATGTATATTCCTAAGAAAAACAATATTGCCATTCTGCCGAGTAATATGACTGAAAAACAGAAAACCACGATCACTAATGTTATTATTAACATTAACACGATCATTAACACAGCAGCGTAATGATTACTTTACCAAAAGAAAAAAGTCAACCGAAAGTTAATAATCCTAAGTTTTTAATTCTTTTCGGACGCCCTAAAGCAGGTAATAAAGAATATTGCCGTTTATATGAGGAATCATATAAATCACAATTGAGCAAAATCGGTGAAGGCTGTGATGCTAATACCGAACAAACTATAAACATTGCGAAAGGGTTTATAGCTGCGTAACGCGTAGGAATTGAATAAATATAATATTCCCAAGAGTGCTCAACATCTAGAACAGATGAAAATGTACGCTGAACTACAACAAATAAGAAGTTGTAGAAGTTAAGATAAAAAACTTAACGATAACAAAATTGAAAAGTACCTTAATGGCATCATTAGAGAACAACTTGATTATTGACCTTGAAAACGGTTACCAAGCACTTCCTTCTTTAAATGTACAAGCTCGTAGTATCTCTGATTTTGGAGATATTGCTAATGCAATTAGAGAGGAAATGAAAAATAACGGTGGTAAATATCCATATAAATATATCACTATCGATAATGCAACACGACTTGAAGAGATGTGTCTGAGTTACGCAACCCAGATCTACAAACAAACTCCGATGGGCAAAGCATACACCGGAAACGATGTCCGTACTTTACCAAATGGTTCAGGTTATATGTACCTGCGACAAGCAGTACGTAAAGTTATCGATATGTTCAAATCACTTTGTGACACATTTATTCTTGTAGCTCACGTGAAAGAAAAAATGATTAACAAAGATGGTGAAGAACTTTCAGAAATGTCTATTGACCTTACTGGAAAACTTGGTGATATCTTATGTGGAGAAGCGGATGCTATCGGATACGTATATCGCAAGAAAAACGAGACAGTAATCTCGTTTGAAGGCGGTGAAAATACTATTCGTGAAGCACGAGCAAGTCACCTTCGAGGAAAGAAAATTACAGTGGCTACAAGTGATGATAACAACAACATTACAGTAGACATGACAAAAATATTTTTACCAGAATAATAGAAGCTTATGTATAGTAAAGATAAAGCTGTTGAAGCAGCAAACCGGAAATCGAGCGCATTCGTTGCAGGTATCAACGAAGATGTAAAATTGAAATCTGCAAAAGTAGCAACAAGTCCTACTGGTCTGGATTTCTTGGAGATTACCTTCGAGAAAGACGGCCAGGAGTTTAAACATACGGAGTGGAAACCTAATATGGCACCTTGGATGAAAGATCCTTCTGAAGTTGAAGAAGCTGAGAACCGTCAGTATGCACGTATGTTGCAAATTCTGACGTGTTTCTATGATGATAGCCAACTGAACTTTGTAGGTGAATCATTTAAGGAATTCGCTAAATGGGTAGCACAATGTTTGTCTATTGCAGATAGTTCAAAGCTGTTACGTACTAAATTGGTTTATAACAAGAAAGGTTATTTGTCATTGCCGAATACTTCAAGTAATGACAACAAGTTCATTGAGCGTATGGATGTAACTAAGGAGGATTCCAAAGTTACAATCACACCGCGTGATGTACTTGTTAAACCTGTTACAGCCGATGTAGAGACAGCAACAGATCCGTTGAACGTTTCCGATACAGCTGCAGGAAATACACCAAAGGATGATATTAACGAGTTACCGTTTTAATTAGCATACTTTGATAAACAGTTGCCACGCAGGGCGTAAGCTGCGAATACGTGAGTTGGTAGTAATTCTACCGCTCACGTTTTTTGAACCTTAATCGTCTAATGGCAGGACACTTACTTAGTAAGGACGTAGTTCGAATCTACAAAAGGTACACTAAACCATAGCATATGTACGACAAGAAAAAAATAAAAGAACCAGTTACTCTAGAATATATATTATCCAAGGTAACAGAATACGATATATATGCTCATTATATTGGTCAATTTAAAGTAGGTATGATATATAAAAGTCCTTTTAGAAAGGATAGAAATCCTTCATTTGGTATATTTTACTCTAAGAAGACTGGAAAACTACTTTTTAAAGACCACGGGAATGGTGAATGTGGTGATGTTATTAAATTTGTTTCTTTACTGAAGGGTCTGAGTAATTACAAAGACGTCTTAAATGATATAGTGAAGCAACTAAACATCACTAACAACACCATATTGGATAGCTCTAAGCAATACATACCGTCCAAAGAGACCGTAATTGGTATTGTACGTCAGAAATTTACTGATGTAGATATCAATTACTGGTCTCAGTTCAGGATTACTCAAGAGACTTTAAAGAAATTTGATGTGTTTAGTATCAAATATTACTTATGTAATGGTATTGTAAAAGGTATTTACAAACCAGAAAACCCAATGTTTGCATACAAAGTTTATAACAACTTTAAAATATACAGACCATTAGGTGATAAGTATACAAAGTGGCGTAACAACCTAGGTCCTTATGATGTACAAGGTTTTAAGCAGTTGCCTAAAACTGGAGATTTATTAATCATTACTAAGTCACTTAAAGACGTAATGTGCTTGTATGAGATGGGTATACCGGCGATATCTCCTTCATCAGAAAGTACCTTTATACCAGACGACGTGCTGAAGGCCATTTTAAGGCGATTTAAGCGAGTTTTGGTTTGTTTTGATAGAGATGTAGCCGGAGTGAAATATCTTCGCAAAATAAGCCTTAAAACAGGCTTAGAGCCCATCTTAGTACACAAGAAGTTTAAAGCTAAAGATATTTCTGATGCAATTAAGCTAAATGGATTTGAAACAATTAAAAAATGGTTATATGACACTATTGGAATTCAATGAAAAATACAATGAATACATCGATGAAGGTTTTGAAGGACTCGAATTCGATATACCTGAAGTAACAGATATGTTGGATAGAGTATTTGAAGACCTTATTAAGATACCAGGATTTAGTTTTGCACAAATTAAAATTAAATATGGGCAAGCTAGATTCTACTCTTCTTTAAATCACACTCTAAGTAGACTGATCGAGTCAGAAATAAACTACTTACTCAAACAACATGATGAAGAGTTAGAACAAAAAGATAAAAAATGCAACCAGAGTTGAAGTTGACGGAATACAATTTCGTTCAAAACTAGAAGCATATACATACAAAAAGCTGAAAGAAGCAAACATAGTAGCTGAATACGAACAGCATACTTATGAACTTCTTCCAGCTTTTACTTTTAATGACAGTAAAAACAGGGCTATAACATATAAACCTGACTTTGTAGGGAATAATTTCATTATAGAATGTAAAGGATTCCCTAATGATGCATTTCCAATAAAAAAGAAACTTTTTGAGTATTACTTAGTAAACAACATGCCGCAGTATAAATACTATATTGTGCATACTCAGAAAGAAGTAAACGAACTAATTAACAAATTACAATATGTCTGAATTTATTAAATCTGGAGAGAGTATCGTATTAAAACCGAAAGGAATTGACTACGATTTAATTAACGGTAAAACTTATTATTTGAAGTATGACGAATGGCTTGGTCAAATTTATTTGCAAGAGACAGTCAACATTTCACTTCCTGATAAGCTTTATTCTACAGAAGCTGAGTCACTGTTCATGAAACGTGTTGTTGATCATTATAATTCAACAAGCAACGGAACAACTGGTGTATTGTTGGAAGGTGAGAAAGGAACTGGTAAAACTATTATGGCCAAGCGTATTGCCTTAGAAACCGGCTTACCTATCATTCTTATTGAAGACGATATTTCAGGACGTGCACTTAACGAATTCTTCAACAAATTTGATTCACCTGCTGTGATTATCTTTGATGAAGTAGAGAAGAACGTACGCACAGAACGTTTATTACAGTTCTTGGATGGTACAACATCTGGCTGTAAGAAACTTGTGCTCATGACCTGCAATGATCTTTATCGTGTATCAGAGTACATGATTAACCGTTGTTCTCGTGTTCGTTATAAACGTCATTTCGCAATGTCTGACAATCTGGCTTACTTACCGCAAGTAATCGCAGACTTTGACATTAAGAACAAAGACTTAGTAACTAAATTCTGTACAGAAAACATTAGTTACCCGAGTATTGATAATATCAAGTGCTTCTTAACAGAAGTAGAAGCGTTGCAAGACGACTTTAAACTTGATGAAATTATCAGTTTCCTTAACATTGAAACTAAAGACTAGGATAATGAAAAAGATGGATACGAGTATCCCATATTATGAGGACATGACCAGAATATCCAATAGTGATATTGGTCA